CCAAGGAGCGTCCCCTTGTTGCCGATGTCATGGGCATTCAGAAAGGCCGAATAGGTACCCGTATCTTCATAGATCGGATTGCCTTCGTTATCGGTGCCGACCTGCTTTCTTATCGGCGAAAATACCGAAGATGAGGTGGGCATAAGACCGCCCTCGCCCTCAAAGTAAGTCGGGTTTAGTGCGCTGTTAAGCTGGGTTGCAAGGTCCCCGGAAATGGTTTTACCAATCAACCCTTGGCCTTGCGCATAAAGTTGGTTGGCTATGTTTTGTGCATTAGCCGCATTGGTTGCGTCTTTGTTATACCCAAGGGCAAGCTGGTCAACCCCTACAAGATTTTGCATACCCGGAATGGTTGAGCCAGCAACAGAAAGCCCTCCCGATACCGTATCCTGACCAAGCGTTCTATTGGCCACCTCCCCAAGAACGTCCTGGGTTATGCTCGACAGTCCGCCAGCAGTCGAAGTATCAGGCTGTGAGACCGGAGCTAGTCCACCGGTCGGCTCTTTATAGGTGAGCCCAGCATTGCCGAAGTAACTGGAAACGTCGCCAGCCGTAAGGTTTGGGTTAACTGTTTGTGCAGCCCTCAAAATATCTGCTGAAGACAGCCCAAGCTCCTGACCGCGGGTGGCCACCACGTTCGGATCATTAAGGTTGGCAAGAATGAACTCGCCTGCTTGTCTGTACTGGTCTTCAGTAAAGGCCATGTCAGTTCACCGCGTTATTGAAAGCGAAGGCCCAATCTTGCCATCGGTCGAACCCGTGCGGGGTCGGTACGCCATAGTTTGAGAACAAAGCGATCGAGCAGATCGAAAGCGCAAAGTCCTTCCAGTTCTCTTCGGGTACCGGCCACATAAGCTGCTGGGCCTCGTACTTTTCCGCGATGAGCGCGTTCCAGTAGGACCATTCCATGTTTCGGGGGTCGTAGATCTGCGTCATGGCGTGTAACCCCTGACATCGCCCATGTCGAGCGACAAGAGAATGCGGCCCATTTGATAGTCCCCGCCGATGATATTGGACTCAAACTTGAGCCTCAGTTCCCGGCGCTGCTCTTTTAAGTCGATCTTAGTCGTGTTTGCATCAAACGTATAAGGGCCGGTTGTAACGTCGGCTGCCTGCGCGTAAGGACGCCCAATGATGTACATGGTCATCTCTTGGTCTTGCAGGAAGTCAGGCTCCACGCGCTCTAGGCGGGACCAGAAATTGTCACCGATCGGAACCTCTTGCGCAGGGTTGCCAGTCACCCAGGACAGGTCGTGCGTCGTGAAATATGAGTCGATGGCAGATACCGAAGGACCGTCCACAACATCCACGCCGACCTCATGCTGCCAAAGCTTGGTATAGCCGCCGCCAATATCTTCGGTGCCTCCGGCGACCGGATACTTGAAAACCTGGGAGAAGTAGCCCGAGGAGCGTTGAGCATGAATGCTTTGGCCTGCGTCGTACCACGTCTTTTCGCGGACGTTGTAAATAATCGCATCGGTACATTCGGTGGCCGATCCTCGAGGGTAGAACCACCAGATCTCGCCATAGCGAGGCACCTTCCAGGCCCAAACCTTCTGCCGCTGGGTGTAGTTCAGATTGTCGAAGAACCAGTTTTGGTTCATCGGGTTCGGGATCTCTTGGACGACGCCGTTATACATCAAGAAGCGATCAACCCCGCACCAGTAATAAATCCCGTCGTACTCGATAACACCCGAAGACGATAGGATCGAAGACTGCGAAGTAATAATGTCGTAGCGCCAGTAATCCGGAGCACCGATATAAGAGACGCGAATCAGCGAATCAAGCGACCAAAATAAGCCGGAGGGAGCGTTCGTACCGCCTCGCACCGGAAGGCCCTTGACGATCTTGCCCGTAGCGACGTTGACCTCGTTGGCGTCGGCTGAGTTCCAGTCCAGGGGATTCCCCTTGGAATTGTTCTTAATCAGGCCCGAGTTGCCGTAAACGAAGATGTACGGATGAAGAGCGACAACGCCACCAGAGACCGAGACGATGTCACCCGTCGGATCAGGGCCGCTAACGTCGCGAAGCTCGGTCAATGTCGTCCCGGTAATCGCGCCATAAAGCACTGGCGTGTTGGTTGTCGAGTCGACCTGCGCCAGATTCTGCCCTGGGTGGACTAAAAGCTGATTTACACCACCCTGCGAATCGTAAGAAGAGTCGAATTGATAAACATTATTGGCGCTTGCAGTGAAAACCGAACTAATAGTCGCAACTTGGATGCTAAATGGCGTTGTTACAGTCCCGCCAAGGTTCGTGGCACTCGCCGAAAGCGAATTTCCGACCGTATAACCGACGCCTGATTGCGTATAAGCGACCGTAATGGTCGAAACTGGCACTGAAAAGCCTGAGCCAGTGCCGCCAAGATTGGCCGTGGTAGCTGAAAGCACGTCACCAGGGGTGTATCCGGCGCCTAAATCGGTTAAAGCGACCGCTGTGACCGCCCCGCCGGAGATTGTGACCGTCGCAATGGCTCCTGAACCGAGGCCTCCAGTAAGAGGAACGTCGGTATAAGTGCCGTTTGTGTATGCAGATCCGCCCGTAATGGTTCCGAGCGTCAAAATCGGGCCGGTTGTTGTAATAACGACTGACGTTACGGACCCGCCAGCGATCGTGATGTTGCAATAAAGGCCGGTTCCGGTACCTCCGGTCATGGCCACGCCGTTATAGGTGCCGTTGGTATAACCCGTACCGCCTACAAGCGTTCCAAGCGTTGCTGCCGGTCCCGTAAAGGTGAAATTAGAGACGCCAGCACCGACGCCGTTGTTATCGACGCCAATAACCTGAATGCCTGAAGCGTAGGACGTAAAGATGTTGTTAATGCCGTTGCTGGAATCAACGAACATCCCTCGAGTCGGGCCATAGATCTGATTGGAGATCCGCTTAACGCCAAGGACTTTTCTAGGCCGTCCGCGCTGAAAGCGTACCCATAAGCCATCAGAGTATTGATCCCCGTCCAAAACGGTACCGTCCCGGCGTATCCCAGGCTGGGTATTGATCGTAATGACTTTTTCAGTCATTAAAACGCACCTCCAGCCAATCCATCGGTTGTTAGTAGCATCTTGGCTGTGCCGCCAATAGACATACCAATAGCCGAGCCGCCGGTTGGCCGGTACATGCCAGTATTGGTCTCATTAGTAAAGTTCAAAGCCGGAGACGCAGCAGACCCATCAATGATTGAGATCGCAGATCCACCGGTAATAACCGTGGTTGCGTTCAAGACATTAACGGAGTCGCAAACCAACGTGGCTTGTTGAGAAGCCGCCAACGAGGAATTAGTACCGCCTCCGACGTTAGTCGTGAAAATGACGTTTGCCGTTCCCGATGTTTGATTTAAGGCAAAGTAAACCTGAACCGCAGCAGGAAGGACGACCGTCACGTTACTGTTAATCGAGGTCCCTGTGACCTTGATGATCGTGTTTTGGGCCTGGGCCGGTGTAAGCGTGTAGGTTGATCCCGAAGTAACCGGAAGGGTTAATTGAGAGTACGCAAATGTCGTTTCCTGGCCAAGCCCAACGGTATAAAACGCGGTACCCGAGCAGCAGATAAAAGCCGAGTCTCCAATCTGCAAGGCAAGGCTTGCCGAACCATTGATGAGTTCAGAGCTATTAGGGTCAATGGTCAGCAACCCGGTTCCGCCGTTGCGGATCATCATGAACCAATCGTCACCGAGTGTTGCGGCCGCGGTAAGGTTAAGCGTGCCAACGCCGCCAGTCCATACTATTGCCTTGGCCCGATAGGTTGCGTCGGCAGTAAAGGTGCTGGTAACCGTTGCAACAGGGTGAGACTGGTTTAGCGTTGTTGTTATGGCTTTAAGGCCATACCCAGCAAGCGATGCGGCATCGGCCGAGCTTGATCCCACGCCAAAAGCAATAACGCCCCAGGTTCCAGCGGCTGTGGAATTATCCGTTACATAAATGTATTTAGCCTCACCGGCGGCAACGGCTACGATGGTGTTACCAGCGTAGTCGCGGACCGTGAAAGTATTTGAGCCGGTGTTTCTAACAAGCGAGTCCGTGCCAACCGAAGTTTGATTGGCAGGCGGCATATATACCGACAGGCTTGTCGTTGATGCCGAGATCTGCATGACCCTGGCAGCGTAATCGCCAGCAGCATCACCATCTTGCGGCCAAAACAGGACAAGGTTTGCCGATATGGAAAACGATTTATAACTGACGTCTGTCGGTTGGATGACGTCGCCCGTGAAAACACTAACGTATGAGGTCATACTTCTTGCACCGTAGCAGATCGATCGATCGTGCGAGTATCGTTCTCAAGCTTGAGCGTCTGTATCGCACGGTCATACAGGGCTTGCCAAAGCTGAACTCGAGAATCGTTCTTCAAAAAGGGAATCGCTTGCAGGAGCGTGCCGTACAACATTGCCTGAGGCGCGTTGATCGTGAACCAGTTCGTTTGATTGGTTGCGTCTAGCGGTTGGATCTTCTCGTAGTAAAGGATCTCAATCGCATAATCATCGCTTGGCGTTGGCGCAATAAGCCAATGATCGAAGTCGTAGTCACCATAGTATTTTGGCACGCCCTCTTGCGTTGGATCGGGCCAGTAATTGCGCATGTATTCATACTTACGAAGCAATAATGGGAAACGCTCCCCGGCCACCGTTACATTCATGGAGGTCGTTTTCCTCCAGCGGGTTGGCTTTTGAAGCGTTGGGTCACCCTGCACCAAGGTCGTGGAAACAGTTTGCTGCTGACCAAGGATCTTTAGCTCGTCGGAGATAATCGACTCGGCGAGGTTGATAAAAGACGGGATCTGATTGATCGTCTGCGCGTCCGAGCGTTCCAGGTAGAGCGTGACATCCGCTACCAGGGACGTGTAGGTCATGGTGACAGCCATTATCGGTACCTTGCAGTTTTCTCGCGGATCTTCGAGGGTTGAGCGACAAATTGCTTACCGGACTTGGTACCCTCACGCTTAGCGCGTGTGGTGGCTGCATACTCAGCAGGCGAAAGCGCCTCTCGCGCTCTCCGGGGCAGGTACCGTTCACCGGTGGCCTTAGGCCCTTGCGTGGAAGGCTTACCGGATTTTGTACCCCAATCCTCGCTCGTCCACTTTGAGAGCGAATTATCCGCCTTTTTGGGACCTTTGTAACCCCCACCCGAAGCTTTGTACTTCTGGGTCGCTAACTGAGCCTTGCGGGCGCTCCATTGGCCTGGATCGCCGCCTTTATCGGAGGCCTTTACGGACGCCACAATGCGCTTCCACTTGGCCGGATCTGACTTGATCGCTGAACTCATCGCATTAACGCGGCCTCGGCCGCCCTCCTACGGGTTAGTCCTGGCAAAACCCTGCCAGCGGCTTTATTCCATTTCAGGCACTCATCCGCGGCACCATCCCAGTTATCGGCGTCGATACGCTTTTTGAAGGTGCTCACCCTGTAGTTACCAAGGCCGCAGTTATAGGCCCAGCTTGTAACCGCTGCCATGCGCCTTGGGATCGCTTTTGACAGGCTGGGCGACATCTTGAGCAAACCCCGCACGAAATATTCGACGTGGTGGTCTAGGGCGTCCTCGCACTGCTCGATCGTCCAGATGGTCCCAGGATTGATTTCTGGGCCCGTAGCACCCCATCCTATGGTCCAAGGATGGCCACGAGTCCCAGGGTCGGGATAAGCTGTTACACGGCCATCAGGCAAACGCTTTGCCAGCCCTTCAAAGGGCTTGATCAGTACATCCTTGCAAAGCTTCTTAGCCTCATTCACTGGACTTCTCTTTGATCAATCGGTTGACATGTTCCCAAAGCGCGTGGATTTGCCTGTCGTGGTCCTTCTCAAGGTAATCAAGCCGAGTCTTAATGGTCACGGCATAAACGGCCACGCCAACAAGCGCAACCCCCAAGAACCAAACCCTTGCGAGGGAATCGATCAAGGCTTCCACGACTACCCACCTTTGTTGTACTTCTCAATCGATCGTCCTACAAACCAGAACGTAAGCATCATGTTCAGCATGGCGAAATCATCCTCGTCGTAGGACTTGGTCAAGACATCGGCCCAGTTCGCATTGGTCTGGAAGGCAATCGTTAAGCCAGCAGCTTTAACAGCAACATAAACCCCAAAAGCAATCCAAGTGAGGCCAGGACGGGTGATAGCAGTGACAAAAGAAGCCAGCCAACCTGCCTCCTTTGCAGTCTGAGCCTGCTCCTTAAATGCCTCCTTGATCGTGTCCATTTGTTGAATGCTGTAGTCAACATACTTTTCCTCCATCTTGAACTCGCCCCTCATTTTTTCGAGGTCGGTTTGGAGTTGGAACATGGATAACTCGTGCTGGCGCTCGTTCTTCTTGTCCAGGAACTTCAATACCTCCGGCGCAAGCCTAAACAAGCCACCGAAGATGGAGCCCAGGAGACCGCCGCCAAGTAGTTCAAACATGGTTACCCTTAGCAGTTACGATGTCGGCACCCTTCTTGACTGTTACCTTGCTGCCTTCAACATCAACCTGCATAGGCGGCTCGGCACGGTCCAACTTGTCCAGACGGGTGATAAGGTCCTTGATGACCTCGAACTCGGGTTTTTCCTGCTTTGGCGCGGTTCCAGCAATGCCATTAAGCATTTGGATCAAGGCTGTCAACGAAGCGCCTAGCAGGCCCATTACAGCGGCGATCTTCTCGCCCTCAAGGAATAACGATGCACCGACACCCACGAGCACGATCAGGAAGATATAAAGCAGCCCATCTTCGCCAATGGCTTTTCCTGCTACTTCTTTGGCCGAGTCTTGCGCTTTAAGTTCTTCAAGCCGGATCTTGGCTTGCGCCTTAAGAACCGCCAACTCGTGGGTTTTATCGTCCATCATATGCCCAGGAGCTTTTTAACGAACATGGCCGCGACACCTGGACCAAGCAGGACCGCCGCAATCGTGATGTAAAGCAGCCACTCAATGTGACGCATGCGCTTGCTTCCATCACCGAGGCGTTTCTCGATGTTCTCGTAGCGTTGGGCGCAAACCGCTTCATGTACCGATAAGCGCTTGTCCAGGTCATCACTCATCACGCAGCCTCTTGCTCCCGTGGAACCTCATGCAAACCCGTAACCGGCGGCTTTGCGGCTTCTTTCATACCGTCAATCAGTTGATACACTTCTTGGTACGGACGGGTGCCCAGGTAGCCAATGATCTGATTGGCAAGGTCAATGGGTAGGTTAAGGGTCATTTCGCTCACCTTTAAGCAGCCATCGGTGCTACTTCATCCCAAGCTTGAGTGCCTTCATTCCAGCTATACATCTTGCCGTCAGTAGGCATGGGGATCGGTGCTTTCCACTGGCAGGTGTTTTCATCAAGCACCCATGAATTAAAAGGCTTGGGCGGTACAAAAGCGTTACGCGCTTCATCCCAGTCGTAGCCAATGCCAGCATAGTTTTTTCGGAAGTTGCCGTTATAAGACGTTTGCTTCCACACACCGCCAAAAAGCTTCTCGCAGAAGGCTGCGCCAATGTGCTCTTTTTCAACGCCCAGAGCATCTGCTGTGTCCTTGTTATCAACCACAATGACACGCTTTACTTTTCCAAACTGATCGATCTCGGCAAAATGTGCCATGACAAACTCCTTATAAATTACACACCAACTTTTAAGCCTGTTAGTTCCATCTCATCACCAATCGTACCCATCGGGAAGGTGTTAAAAGACAGACTGATGCGGGTATCACTACCCTGCACATTCGGCACCATATGTTCCAATGACGAGGGGAATAAAATCAAGCGCCCTGTCACTGCTTCAAACCACCAAGACTCTGAGTTATACGGATTGAAGTCCTCGGCTGGTAATTTGATCTGCTGCCAACCACTGCGATAAAAATAGATACGGTCATCAGGATTGGTCTTGGCATAAAACACGCCGCTGATAAAGCTATTGGGGTGAGCATGTTTGTGGTGAAACTGTCCTTGCTGGGTGTAGTTCAACCAGCTTTGCGTCATGCGTAGATCGGCATTGTGCTTAGGGTTTGTGGTGGCCTTGAAGTACACCTGAAGGCTTTCATTCATAAACTGCTTAAGATTCACAAGCGTAGCAGTCTCAAGGATGTTGTTGTTTATTGAGGTGCGATTTCCCGTATTGCTGCGGGTTTCTTGGCCTTCAATGAAAGCAAGCTCGACCTCGGTCAGGTCTCTGCCAAGGTCAAAGAACCCCACTGGGATGGGAAATAGGTTGTGGATGTTCATCCGTTGATAGCCTTTTGGATCATGTCATTTTGGCCTTTGATGGCAGCGTATTGCTCAGGCAACCAGACGGTCTGAATGGAATCTTCAAATGCACGGATCTTGTCAATCGTTGCAAAAACTTCTTCTATCGTTGGGCATGGTCGTGGATCTTCCCATCTCGTAAACATCGTGTTTGAGATTTCCCATTTAGCACCCGGACGCAGCAACTCCATTGCCGTGTCAATACCAACCATACGATAGATCTTTTCTTGCATAAATTAGCTCCATGTGATTATTACGATACCTGAACCGCCTGCGCCACCAGAAGTATTATTTGGTGCTGGGCCTCCTGCCGCACCTTCTCCACCATTCCCCGTATTAGATGTTCCAGCAGCTCCATTTGTACCGGGAGAGCGATCACCGCCCTTTCCGCCAGCCGAATAAGTTACTGATGAGCCTGAATACGAAGATGATGTGCCAGAACCGCCATTTGATCCTGTATTAATCTGCGTGCCGCCTACATCAACCCCAGCCGAAGAAGACCCGCCCCCTCCGGCCCCGACTTGTCCGCTTCCATTTCCTAAATTATCACCGCCTTTACTACCTTGGCTTGGGTTTACAGAAGGCGTATTGCCAGCGCCGCCCGGAGATGTCACACCATTACCATCAGGGCCACCGCCACCACTACCTCCAGCGGCTGCGGCTGTATTGGCACTGCTTGTCCAACCTCCCCCGCCACCTCCACCGGCTGATGTAATCGTAGAAAAAACAGAATTACTTCCAGAACTACCCGTGGCTGCAATTCCTCCTCGGCCACCTGCACCTACGGTAATCGTATAGCTTGTTCCCCCGGTAACACTTAATCCTGTGCCAGTTCTAAAACCACCAGCACCTCCACCTCCGGCACCCCTTTGTCCGGCATTTGCTCCGCCTCCGCCACCCCCACCGCCAACCACGAGGTAGTTAACCGAAGTCACGCCAGCCGGGGCAGTCCATGTGGACGATCCTGTGAAGATTGCAGGGCTTGTTGTGGCACCACGAGTGTATTTGAGGATGACGATGCCTGAGCCGCCGGAGCCGCCAGATGATGGTGACGGATCTGCTCCACCGCCTCCTCCACCGCCAGTATTTGCAGTGCCCGAAACACCGGACTGATTTGGAGAGGGTGTATCACCACCTTTGCCACCCCCGCCAGAACCACCAGCGCCCCCCGGTCCAGTATTAGGCCCGTTGAATGCGCCTCCTCCACCACCAGCGTAGGTTACAGATGAGCCTGAGATTGAGGACGAAGTACCGTTGCCGCCTGCTCCGGCGGGACCATTTGGAGTTCCAGCAGTGCCACCTGCTGCACCGGCACCACCGCCTCCGCCACCTAATCCGGGATTTCCGCCGGTAGCACCATTACCGTTGCCTCCGTTATTTCCTTGGCTTGGAGAAACCGATGGTGTGTTGCCACTTCCGCCCGAACCACTATTGTGGCCTCCTCCCCCTCCAGAACCGCCGTTAGATCCAGTTCCCTGACCCCCCGAAACAATTGATCCACCACCACCGCCACCAGTAGATGTAATAGTGCTAAAAATAGAATCTGATCCTGAACTACCTCTAGTAGATGACGAAGAAGAACCTGTACCACCACTACCGACAGTAATTGTGTATGTTGTTCCTGCGGTTACTGAAAGCCCAGTGCCTGTTCTAAACCCTCCAGCTCCACCACCGCCAGCAGCACTAAATCCACCACCACCTCCGCCAGCAACCACTAAGTAATCAACCGACGTGACGTTTGCAGGTGCGGTCCAAGTAGCCGAACCAGTAAATGTGATGATTTCGGTAACGCCACCGGCTAACGGCCATGTGCCTGCCTTGACGTAGTTCAGCACGGTAGACAACTTCCAAACGCCTGATGCCGTGCCTGTAAACCCACCCGTTGGAGTGGGTGGATTCTTGGTTATAAAGCCACCGGGATAATCCATCTTAACTCCACTTAATAATTACGATACCGGAGCCGCCTGCACCGCCAGCGCCTTGATTTTGCGGATTATTTAAGTGACCGCCACCACCACCGCCGCCACCTGTATTAGCTGTTCCAGAAGACGCAGTTAATGCTGAAGATGCACCATTTCCGCCTCCGCCTGAGCCTCCGGAACCAGCGGTACCAGAGCCACGAAAACCGCCGCCGCCTCCACCGGCATAAGTTACAGATGAGCCGCTAATTGATGAAGCCGTTCCTGCTCCGCCAGCGCCCCCAACGGTTGTATTCCCATTTCCTCCGGTTGCAGCAGGACTTAAATTAGAACCACCGCCGCCTCCACCACCAGAATTAGGATCAGCAGCATTATTTCCGTTGCCACCTGCATTTCCTTGAGATGGAGAGGTGGATGGGGTATTTCCGGCATAACCAGTTGAATAACTACTAGAACTATGAGTGCCACCACCGCCTGATCCACCAGTAGCGCCAGCGCCAACCTCAGACGCGCCAGCGCCTCCACCAGTTGATGTTATTGACGAAAAAACAGAATTGGAACCAGATGTTCCTACGGTTCCAGTACCACTACCGCCTCTATTTCCTCCAGCACCGCCCCCTGAGCCCCCTGCGCCTACTGTAATCGTATAAGTTGTTCCAGCAGTTACGGAAAATCCCGTGCCTGTTCTAAATCCACCTGCGCCGCCACCACCGCCAGCCGATCCGCCACCACCCCCACCAGCAACAACGAGGTAA